AGTAGCAGAAGCATACGCTACTGCACCTTTTGTTGCAGGCGACCAAATTATCATCAGTGATATTGATGTTTTCTTTAATGGTACATTCACAGTTGTCAGCAGCACTACAACAGATATCACTTATACTGCAACTCCCGGAGCAGCCTATACAAGTGGTGGTCAAGTGGCAGCAGCCTATACTTGGAACTACAATCCTAACTGGAAGAAACTAACTGCTGGATTTATTCGCATTTACTCTACACCAAACGTAGGTAACATTCTAGTAGCAGGCAACCTAACAGTAACAGACCAAGCAGACGTTACAGAAAACTTTCCAGTCAGCGTTCGCTGGAGTCAAAGTTTTGGACAGAATGAAGCACCACTTACTTGGGAACCTACAGTCCTGAACGTAGCCAACGAACTTGAAGTTCCACTACGCGGCGACTTACTGGATGCCTTCCCTGCCAATGGTAACTTGTATTTGTGCAGTTATTGGGACACTGTTGTTTTCAGTCCTATGAACTATTCAACAACAAGCACTCCTATTCTGGGTGTTAGACTTTACAATCAAGGTCGTGGACTGTTAAACACAAACTGCTGGGCAAACACAGATAACGTTGTTTATGGCATTGATGCTCGTGACATTTGGTTATTTGATGGTAATAGTTTCAGAGGTCTAGGCAACCAGCGTGTCAAACATTGGTTCTTTGATCAGTTAGATCCAATATATTGGGATCGTGTTTACATGGTAACAAATACTGAAAAGAATCAAATTGAAATTTACTATCCAGACACTAACGCAGCGGGGGGCGTGCCAAACAAGATGCTAAGTTATCGTTATGATTTAGATTGCTGGAATGCTCCTCGAGATGTCAGCAAAGCAACCTTTGCATGTGAGAGTCCAGTATGGCGTGCAAATTCAGGCAGTTGGGATTTTAATCCAGCAAGCAGAACAGTTGTTTATGCCAAAGGCGCTGAAGATACTCCTCTTGTTCAAAAGGATAGAGGTTATTCATTCATTAATGGACTAAACATCAACAGTCGTTTCCGCAGAGATAATATTAAACTGGTAAAAGATTATTCCAGCAAAACTCTAGTGCATCGTGTGCTTCCAGAAGTTGTAAACTTAAACAGCAATAACGTTGAGATCAATCCTGTAACACATCCAGAACTAATTGGCAATCTATATGTTACAGTAGAGGGAGCAAACAGTGTTGGTCAAGAACCGCAAACAGTTGTGGGTTATAGCATTCCAACAAACACAGATTATCCCTGGGTGCAAATCAACCAAAATGCTAATCGTGTAAACAGCATAGAGTTCACTAATGATGATGCTACTCCAGATACGATCTGGATGGTAAATGCAATTACATTCCAGTACACTGAAGTAGAAGACGACAGGTAAAATAAATGCCACAATTTCCAGTAGATTCACAACAAGGCATCATAGATGGCTTAAACTATGTTCTAAGCGGTCCTGGCGGATTGGGTCAGGACTTTCAGGGCTTCAGCAGCAGTGGCTCTGGACTTCAGTTTGACCTCACAGGCAACAACCGTTTACCCTACACTGTTGAGAATGGTAATCCCACGCCAATACCAAATGTTTCAATCTATGTTGCTCCTATCGCAATCAGCACTGTTGAGTTTTTGGATAACAGAACAATTAAAGCAACATTTGCAACACCCTATAGTCCAGGATTTGCTCCTCTAGTTCCTGGTCAAGGTTATGGACTAACAGGCACGGGCTTTACTCCTAGTGCTTATGATGATTTAATCACTTACGAGTGTTATCAGATTGGTGTAGTAACTTGCACTAACACTTATGTGACATTTAGATTAGCCAGCCCTACAACTCCAATTGCTTCAGGCACAGGTGGTTCAATCAGCATTGAAAGCATGGGATTCAACTTAAGCACTGATTGCAACGCTAAAGTGACAGTAACAGGTGGTGAAGATAGAGTAGTTATCAGTGCTCAATTAAACAACCAAATTTTTTATGATTGCCCCACAAGTGGCAGTTTTTATTATGAAGTATCCGTCAATAGATACAAAGCATTCACTAACTTTGATCCAACCAATCCAAACTATTTGTTTAACTTGGATGGCACAGTAGCTTTTAAGAGTAAATTAATCCCAGTCGTAGCAGGTCCCAGCAGCACTGAAGTAGAAGAAACTATCTTCACTTCAATTATTGACCAGCCTGGTCCAGGATATTATTGGTATATTTTAGAAGTCAAGTTTGTGGATAACAGTGGCCCTGTAACTGTGACAAATTGCATTTTTACTCAGAGAAGTTTAAGCGCACAGGTTGTCAAGCCATAAATACAACATGACCCAAGTATTGTATAGAACAGCAACGCTCACAGATGTAGACGCAGTTAAAGCACTAACAGATATCATGTTAGAGCACACTGGATTAGGAGTAGCAACCAGAGCAAAGATTCATGCTATGATTGCTAACACTCGTGGATGTGGTATCCTAGCGTTTATTGATGATAGACTAGTAGGTTACACTTATGGAATACTTCATGAAAATCTTTTTAATGATGTGTTGCGTGTAAGTGATATAGGTATATTCGTCTTACCAAAATATAGGCGTTTAGACATAGCAAAGAACCTAGTAGATAGATTAGAATTATGGGCACGAGATAAAGGCGCTCAGCAGTTATGGCTTGGACAAACTACTGGCGACAGAGTAGATGCGGTAGCCGAATACTATCGTCGTCAGGGATTTAAAGTATGCGGCTTTAATGCTGTAAAGGAAATATAATATGTGTGGTGGATTTGTTGAAGACGTTCTCGATACTGTTGGCGATGTAATTGAGGATGTTGGTGATTTCATTGGAGACACAGTTGAAGCAGTTGTAGAAAACCCAATTGGTGCTATCGTCAGTGTTGGCGGTATGGCTTTAGGTATTCCTCCTGTATATGCTGGTGCTCTAGGTGGCGCTGCCAATGCTGCGGCAAATGGTGGAAATATTTTAGAAGGCGCCCTAACAGGTGGTGCAATGGGCTACGTTGGTGGCGTTGCAGGACAGGCAGCAGCCAATGCAGGCGCAGGCGCAGCACTTAGCGGAGCAGCAGGCGGAGCAGCAGCAGGCGCTGCTGGCGCAGCATTAACTGGTCAAGATATTCTACAGGGTGCGTTACAAGGTGGCGCTCTAGGTGGAGCAGCAGGTTATGTAACTGGTGGTGCTCCAACAAGTGGTGGTAATCAGGCTCCAGTTTATGAATATAATCCAGCAACAGGCCAAATTGATCCTGTAAGTGGAAACTTCTATGGATTTAATGATACAGTAGTTACTCCAGATTTTAGTGGTGTTGATTATGGTCCAGGCATCAGCGATGGCTTACAATATGCTACAGGACCCAGTGGTGCTGGTGCAGATGCTTATTATCAGACTGTTGGTGATTATGTTGATAGCGTTTACAATGATCCTAATTTAACAACAGCACAAAAAGTTGCGGCTATCAATAATGAAGCAAGCCAATGGGGTGTAAGCAATGCAGATATTGCTAAGAGTTTAAACCTAAGTGTTGGTGAAGTTGAAGCGTATCTAAGTCAACCAACTCAAGAACTTAACATTCTAACTGAACAACAGACTGCTGATCTAATGAAGAACGTTGACCCAAGACTAGTCAATGCTTTACAAGATACAGGTCCAGTCGCTCCAGATACAAGTGTAGATACAGGCGCTGACTCAAGTTATGATTCTGGCACTGATGTTCCATTCAGAGTTGAAGTAGGAGGCTTACCAGGCACCATAGAAAATCCTAGCTATGCCAATACTGAATTTAGAACTCCAGGAACTGATCTAGCAAGTTTTGCTGATATTGATGCAGGTAGAGCAACTTGGAACCCAGCAGCCAATGCTTGGGAAGTTGGCGCTAAACTTGATTACAGCAGTTTTAACCCAACAGAAACATTACCAGGAGCATTTGGTGAGCCACCAACAGGCACACCTACAACACCAACCACAACTCCTTCAGGACCATCAACTTACACATTTGATGATGGTTCAACAATCACATTTAAACCAGATGGCACTACAACCTATACTGATCCTATTACAGGTGTAAGTGGAAGTCATCGTGTTGAAACTGTTCAAGGTGGCACAGGTGGTGGTGCAACTTACACTTATGATGATGGCACTTGGCTAACAATCAATCCAGATGGTTCAAGCATGTGGACAGATACTAATGGTGGCACTCATACAAACAGTGGCGGCACGTACACAGCACCAGGTGGCGGCACACCTACAGACCTAGGTGAGATTACAATTACCGCACCTAAAGAACCTACAGTTATTACAGATCCTACAGATTTAGGTGAGTTAGTCATTGTTGGTGATAGGCCAGTTAAACCTACTGAGCCACCAACAGATTTAGGTGATATTACAATCGTCGGTGATAGACCTGTAACGGAACCTCCAGTAGTTGATACTCCAGTAACTCCTGAGCCTCCTGTAACGGAACCACCAGTAGTTGAGCCTCCAGTTGGTCCAGTGTTCCCAGTAGTTCCTGTGACACCTACACCTCCAGTAACGCCTCCTCCAACACCTTATACTCCTAAACCAGGAACACCATTATCAGTTAAAACTGATTATGGTCTAAACCCAGGTTGGATTCAGGCTGTTCCAATGTATCAGACAACAAATGATGTTCAGAGCCAATACTATTGGGGTGGTCATCCATTCCAAGGTGGACAAACATTTAACCCACAACTAGCACAGAGTGGTTATGCTCCTGCTACACCTTGGGGACAGCAACAACAATTTAAACAATTAACACCTCAAGAAGTAGCACTTGCTGCTCAGGGTCGTTATTTGGGTGAACCAGCGGCAGCACCTGCTACACGTTGGGCACCATACACAACACCAATAGGCACCCAGACGGTAGCCGGTCCAGTGGCCCCTGTATAATAGTGGACTTGGAAACGCTAAATATTAGAAATATAAAGGAAACACTATGAGTTTCGGTAAAAGTTCGTCAACATCTACACCAACATTGACAGAGGAACAGAAAGCGCAAATTAAAGCGCAGACTGACTTCTTCACAGGCACCATTGCTCCAACTTACGAAGGTGCTGTTAGAGGTGCAACTAACGTATATGAACAAAATGCAGGTGGCGTATTAAATGCTGCCCAAAATCAAGCAGCCACAGCACAACAGGCTCAGGAAGCACTAGGTGGCACTGGTGAAAGCGCATTACGCACAGGCATTTCAGGATTAGAAAGTCTATTCAATCCTAACTACGAAGCCAATCAAATTCAGGCAGCATTGGCTCCTGCACAAGCACAATATATGCAGAACGTTGCTGGTCAACGTGCAATGTTTGGTGGTGCTGGACAATTAGGCAGTGCAAGACAGGCGCTTGCAGATCGCCAACTTGCTGGTGCTACACAGGCTGCTCAAATGCAAACAGCCGCTCAGGTTCAACGTGATATTGCTGCTCAACGTGCAGGAGTTGGCACAACACTTGCTCAACTAGGACAGGGCGGAATTGGTCAAGCACTTGGTGCTGCCGGACAGCAAGTAAGTGCCGCAATGACACCTCAACAGTTATACAACCAATACGCTAGTGTTATCTTTGGAACACCTGCTGCAAGTTATACACCTGATTTCCGTGGGACTCAAGGTTCAACTACAAGTGGTTATAAGGCTGGTGTAGATTTTGGTATTAAGTTTTAAGGATTAACAATGGCAGCACAATATGACGCACTAGGAAATTACTTGGGTGATTGGGAAACTGAAGAAGAACGCCGTAAGCGTGAAGAAGAGTATGCCAACACTGCAATAAAAACTCAAGAAGTTAAAACTTACGGTGATGGCACTGTAGAACGAACAACCAAGGAAGAAATGGCTCCTGCTATTCAGCAGCCAAGAGTTCGTCCTGTTCAACAAACAGCAGTTGCACAACCTGTAGCACCTATCAGTCCTGAAGATTACAACAGGATGATTCAAAGACAAGAAAGTGGCAATCGTCCAAATATCGGTTTCCACAATCAACAACTAAGCAGTGCATATGGTCCATATGGCACAACAGCCGCTGGTTGGGCAGATGCTCGTAGAGTAAATCCTAGTCTACCACAGGATATTACACAAGCAACTCCAGAACAACTAACTGCTGGTCAAAATGCTTATACACAACAAAATGCAAAATATTTGCAAGCATATGGAGTTGAACCTACACAAAACAATTTAGCAGCAGCCCACTTTTTAGGCGCTAAGGGTCTAGCAGATTATCTGCAAACTGGTGCTATCAGTCCTCAAGCAGCGGCAGCAAATGGTGGTGAAGAAAACGTTCGTAGAATTGTTAATGCTCGTCTAGGTGGTCAGGCAGCTCCAGCAAGTGGTGCGGCTCAACCTTCGGCACCAGTAAGTCCTACTGAATTGACAGCACAACAGCCCACACAACCTAGCCAATATAGTCTAGCAACTGGTCAAACAGGCATGGGCTTGAAGGCTCCGGGTGGCGCTCCTGCACAAATGGATAGCAGCCAATGGATTAATCAGTACCAACAAGTTCAAGATGATCCTGCTAAACTATTGGCTCTACGCAATGATGAAAATGCCAGCACATTTATTCGTGAACGTGCAGGTGACCGTGCTTATGAACTTATGAATATGGAAGTTCAAAAGAAGCAAGCACAAGAGCAAGCAAAAACACTTGCAGCCGCTGCGGCAGCAGGTGATCGTCGTGCAGGCAATACTATTGCTAAAGAACTACAAAATCAAGATGGTAGTTGGCTAAAAATGATTCTACTTGGATTCATTAGCCCACAACTTGCAGGTGAAGAAGCTATCAAACTAGGTTTTGGTAATAAATGGGTTCAGGGTCAAGATGCTGAAGGCAAATCAGCACTGATTCAGGTCAATGCTAAGGGCCTACCACTAAAAGGTTATACAACTGATGGTAAAGAGATTGCAAGCAATGACTTAGTAAGTTATGCAACAGGTGGCGCTAAAGTAACAACAAGCGGCACATTCTTCCAGAGCCCAACAGGCCAAATTTTACGTGCTCAAAGTGACGAACAAGGTAGAACTCGTCTAGTAGATGCTGCAAGCGGTGCTCGTTATACTGGTCCAACAACTGGTCTAACAAAACTAGAAGAAGCAGGCGCATTGCGTAAAATGGATCGCGGTCTTGTTATTGATCTTGCTAAGAAACATGGTCAGAATGTTTTGGATGCAGAAAAAGAATATGTGTCTCTAAATGGTCCATTCAAATCTCCAGAAGAAAGACAACAATTCCGTCAGGCTTATGGCTACGATCTGGCACAACCCGCAGCAGTTCCTGGAGTGGCTGGATTCCCTGGCGCTCCTGCAGGTCAAGCACCTCAGGCAGCACCCGCAATGGCCCAACCAGGCGCAGGTCGTGTTCCTACTATGGCACAACCTGGTCAAGCACCAGCGGTTCCTGCTCAGGGAATGGGTGGCGTGCAAAGACCTATCAGTGAGATGCAAACAGGTGTTGCAATTAATAAAGAACAACAACAGCAATTTGTCAAATATGCTGCTGAAGACATCACACCTAAAGCAGATGCCGGCGGACAAGTTGCTCGTATTCGTAAAGAACAGATTAAAGGTCCAGATGGCATTTTGAATAATCCAGAAATTGCTGGTCTATTGCAGGGTGGCAGTGGCAGCGAAGTTGGCAACATTATTCGTGACCTAGTAACAGGCAACTTTAAGGATCAAGCAGATCTAAGCACTAGAGTAGCAAGTTTGAACCTAACTGATAGACAAAAAGATGTTCTATATCGTCAAATCAACCTAGCAACACAAGTTAACCCACAGACATTAAAGGCTAACGCTGGCGCAGGTGCTGTAAGTGATGCAGAACAAAAAGCTAACCGTCAGGCTAACATTGACATTACAAGACAACCCCTTTATGCTGGTCTTGCTGATATGGCACGCAGCCAGTTCGTTAATGACATGGCTGTTGCCAGAGCGGACTTTAAAGCAGCACGTCCTGACATAAAAACTACTGAACAATTCAATAGTGAATGGAGTAAAGAAAAGTCTCGTAGGCAAAAAGAATATGACCAAATCTTTGAAGCACGAGCAGCATATATTGCCAAGTATAACAAAGATGGTAAAAACCCTGGTGCAGTGGTTGATGCATTTAAATACTACCCAACTCCTGAATGGAATAGCGAAACACGCAGTTGGGATCTTGGAACGGATTATGCCAAGAAGGCTGCAAGACCAAAACTAACAGAGTTTATTAGATAAGGAATAAAAATGGCATTTGATCGTGAGGCTGCTCGTGCAGCAGGTTATAGTGATGAGGAGATTGATGCATTTTTGCAATCCAATCCAAAAGTGTCTAGAGAAGAAAAGCAACAGGCCGCACCAGAATCAATAGGTGAGCCTCCTGCTCCTACAACTAGAATAGAAACTCCTGGAACGAGCGCATCATCTGTTGCAACAACAGCAGGCTTAGGTCTAGCACCTTATGCAGTTCCTGCAGCAGGTGCGGCAGCAGCGGCCCTGGGTGGTAAAGCACTTTATAATAGATGGGATCAGAGTGCTAAGGCTGCTCAGGCATTGGCTGATGCTAAACTAGCCAGTGAACAAGGTATCGCACAACGTTTTGAACAACGCATGGCACAACAAGCAGGTCAGGCAGCGGCTCGTCCTGTCGCACCTAGCCAACTATTAGACCAATTTGGTCGACCAATGACTTCTGCGCCAGCGGCACCCGCTGCTCCGGCAGCACCAACACCTGCAACAGCGCCCGCAGCACCTGCCCAGACACAACCTAGTCTAATAGACAAAACTACTAACATGGTTCGTCAATTGGCAGCAAATAGAATTGTTGGCAATGTTGTAAAAGGTGGACTTGGAGCAGCCGCAATGTTAACTCCAGGCAACATTGGTCAAGAATACCCATTCCCAACTAAAGGACCATATGCTGGCATGGAAATTAATCCAAGAACAGGCCGTCCTTGGACACAACAAGAACTAGCACAATATAGGTAATATGATGACCACAGTAGAACAACTAACACAAGTCTTTAATGACAATTTTATGGCTTATTTTCGTAGCCATGTAGCCCATGTAAACACGATGGGTCGCAATTTTGCCAGCGACCATGCGCTATTGGGTGGTATCTATGAAGATCTACAGGGTCAAATTGACACAATCGCTGAATTGCTTAGAAGCCTACAGGCTTTTATGCCCTGCGATCTAACTGATGTTATGCAAGGTGCTAATGTTAGTACCATGTGCATGGAAGGTTCAGCAGACGATCTGCTATTTGATGTGAAAAGTGATTTGGAGCAATTAAAAGTTTGCTATATAGAACTGATGGAGATTGCTGAAGAGGAAGAACACGATGAAATTGCAAATTATGCACAGGATCGTATTCTTGCTCTTGCTAAACATATTTGGATGTTAGATTCTACGCTCAGTTAAGCCAGCAGGACGACTATCAAGGACCCGAGTTATTTTCTGGCTTTCTGCTCGGGGCATCAACTAATTGGCAGGAGTAGCTTGTGTTGTCGTCAATCTCTTATAAGCGTAACTTCCTCGAATGTCATAACCATTACGGGCATGTAGTTTGAGGAAGGCATCTTGATCTCTACGCATTGTTGTAGAACAGATGATAGACGTATTAGAGAACCGAGCGAAGTTTTCCCAAAGTGTCAGCATATCAGTAATCAACCTAATTCTATCTCTTGCACTAAGATCCAGACTAACATGAGCCATACGAATTACAATCATATTGTCATCACTCCAGGCAGCACGCTCATTATTGCGAGCCCAAGTATATGCTAATAGGCGCCCCTCAGTTGATCTGGCAACACTTAGTAATTCTGTGGTGGGCAGATAGAATTGGTTTACCACTGCTAGAGTTATATTGCGACTATAAGCAACAGGATCAGGAGTAAAAATAGTATCTATTTCAGTTTGAAAATGACTTTCAGCCATTCTAACGATGTCCTGCACATCATTTCCGGTGGCGTTACGCCAAGAGTATTCAATCATTGCTATGCCTTTCTAATAGCAATATTTAACACTCTAAAACCCAGAATTTGGAACACTAAATAAAAGTATGGAAAACAACAGCATAGAAAAGAAACCAAAAGGCAAAGTAGGTGGTGCCAGACCAGGTGCAGGCCGCAAGCCAGGAAGCAAAGACCAAGTGAGTATTGGTAGTTTACTAGCCCAGTTGCATCAGCAAACTGGTGGTAGAGATTATGAAGAATTATTAGTTAGCGACTTCTTACAAGCACGTAATGAGGGCGATAAACAAACGGTGTTAAAATATCACAATTTGATATTGAACAAAGTAATGAACAGTTTGGCTAAAATTGAAGTCACAGATAGTGCGGAAGCAGTTGAATCTAAGAAACAGGCATTTGCAGAAGCATTGGCTAAACTTACAGGCGTCAATAATGACGTAAATCCAGAGGAATAAATATAACTATGCCGTTGATTAAATCTACAAGCAAAAAAGCATTCCAGACGAATGTTAAGAAAGAAATCGCTGCTGGCAAGCCTCCAAAGCAGGCCGTGGCAATCGCATACTCAACTAAACGAGCAGCGGCTAAAAAGACTCCCAAGTCTAAAGGAAGCAAAAAATGAAACAAGATAAAAATCTAAACTTCAACGGCATGGCAGGCGATGGCGTAAATCGCACTACAAACCGTTTGGCAAAAAATCAATGGAGCGGACACAGCAATGATGGTCGCTTAGTAAATTTTGGTCGTGGTCCAACTAAGGGCAACCAAGATTATGATGCTATGCAAGGCGCTCATCGTGAACCCCCAACTCGTGCTCTACCAGCAATTAAGCCAGGTAAAGACATGTTTACTGGTCGTGAACAAGTTCGCACTCCTGGTGGCACACGTGACTGGACTCCAAGTGCAGGTCAAAATTACAAGGGCGACGCAAACAAAATTAATGTAGGTCGTGGTCCAACTAAAGGAAATCAACAATAATGGCAACAAAGAACATTAACCAAAAGCGTGGCCCTACTACTGGTAACGCAGGCACACCTAGCAAGCGCGATGCATTCCTTAGCGCAAAAAGCGCCAGTGGAAGTGAAAAATCTGCACTAGCCAAAGTTGTAACAGATGCACTAGAGATGCGTGGTCGTGGTCAAGCAGGTAGAACCAATCCTGCACTAGAAGGCATGCATAGCAATACAGGTCCTAAGACCAATCCTACTGCAAATGGTAGCAAACTACCTGGCAAGTATAAGGCACCGAGGAAATAATCATGGGCATGGCTCTAATGGGTCCAGCATTGTATAGTGCTACACCAGGACTAGGTTCTAATGTTGGCATTGGTATGCCCATGGAGCCCAACCAACCTGGAATGGATGGCAGTTTTGATTTAGGTAATTTATTGGGTGCAAACTCTGGTGCAACAACCGCACCGGATGTATATGCTCCTCCAATGACAACTTCACCAACGCCCTATACACCACCAATGGCTAGTCCAATGCCTGAACCGCAAATAACTCAGCCAATGACACAACCTCCAGCCAACTTTATGCCTCGTCCTGATTTAGGATTAGGTCCTAATGTTGGCATTGGTATGCCTTATGAAATTCCTCAACAGAATTTTACACAACCAATCAATACAGTTGCACAGCAAGTTCAGCAACAAGTGGCAAGTCCGATCTATACTCAACCAAGTCCGTTCCAACCACCAATGCCTGCGCCTGCACCAATAACACAACCAGTTCAAAGACAAATGCCAGTGCAGAGGACTAGACCGCAACCAATGCGTCCAGCACCTCAACCAATCATGCAACCTCGTCCTGAACTAGGTCCTAATGTTGGTATTGGTATGCCTATGGAACCGGCAAGACAACAACCGCCACAATTCGTTGGTGGATTGAGACCTGCTCCAGTTGGATATAAACCACCAGTAAACGCAGGTGGTATATTAAGACGAAGAACACGTTAAATAACTATACTGGGTAGACAGAATCTACCCAGTTTTTATAGCAAAGGAAAATGCAATGAACAAGAAAACAAAAGCCACAGCGGCTGAAGAAAACGTATGGGACGATGCTCCCACAGCAGAAGAAATTCAACAGGTTGCAGAAGATATCGCAGCCACAGCACCTCAAGCACCAAAATCAGTTAGCAATGCAGACTATGACCTAGAAGGTCTAATGACTGACTTTCCAACTGCCAAAGAACTAGAGCGTTTCGTATTTGATGAAACCGGTATTGTTCTTAACTTAAAAGGTCGTGCTAACAAACTAAAATATCAAGTTGCCATGGATGTATTAAATGGTATACAAGTTGATGAAAAGTTTATTGGTGGTGATAACCCCTATGTAGAGAAAAGTGAATTGGTTCCAGAAGAACCTCTACGTGCAAAGCCTGCAAGAGACAAAACTCTACCACCAATGAGTGAAATACAAAACACATTCTACACACCTATGGTTCCTCATCCTGATCCAGATGCTCGTGCAGAAGACAAAAAGGTTCATGTAATGTTCCGCAAATACGCAAATGGACAGATCAGTTATGAAATTATGGGTCCATTGGAATTAAAACCTTTTGGCACTAAAATTGACAAGTATGGTCGTGAGCGTCCAGAGATTATGAAGTGGCTTGACCCACGCACTGGTGAACAAGTTGCAGTACGTGAAGATGGCACGCTAACAACACAGGGTAAGCGTCTACGTGCTATGATGCAAAGTGATAAATTCCGTGTTAACGGTGGAACACAATGGGACACATTCGTTGATCGTGAATTTGCAAGCATTACTAGCGAGGCAGCATTCAATCCCTGGGATTTGGATAAGTGATGGAACCAACAAAGTCTATTATAGACCAAGCACAGCAACAGCGTATTACTCGTGATACGCTGATACTGCAAAAGGTCAATCGGGCTCATAGGGAGGCGTTTAAACAACGCTTTCCTGGTCAAGTTGAGCATGTAATGCGGCTAACAGCAGAACGCTTACAGGCTATGCTTACAGCCAAACCTACTGATCTTGCTGATCCTGCAACATGGGTCAGCACAGCAGCAGAAATAAGAGATCTAAGTGAAGGTCTATATTACCTAGCACATATCAGTGCTATGCATCCTGTAGGAGACAATAATGAGTCTAATTAATCAAATGCAACTGCACAATATTATTCATGATGAAAGCAGTAGTGTTGATATTGGTGCAAACTGGGTAGATGATGATATGTGCCATATTGCCTTTCGCTTCAATGAGGACGGCGAGGAAGATATTGAATTCCACATGCTATTAGGTAGAGAGAATCTACTTGTTTTACAAGAGTTCATCAACAACAAATTGATTGAACAAACAAAACACTAATGCTAGGCACAGACATTATAATGTCCAGAGCATTGAGACATGTTCTGGATGAAAATAAACTTTCGTTAGATTTCTTTAAAAGAGCAACCACGGATGTAAAAAATAAATTACAGGATTTAGTGTTTACTGTTGCAGATGACATGAAGTATAATGCATTAAAATACTTTAGACCATTTGAACACCAAAAGAAATTCTTTGCAACTGGATCAGCAGATCGTCGTGGTATTCTGGCTGCTAACCGAGTTGGTAAAACAGTTAGCACTTGTTTTGAAACAGCAATGCATTTAACTGGACGCTATCCAGATTGGTGGGAAGGCCATAGATTCACTCGCCCTATTACAGCTATGGTAGCAGGTGAGGGTTGGAGTCAGGTAGCACTTGTTCTGCAAAATGAATTATTAGGCACACAGGATGTTAAAATTACGGAAAATCTTGGCACAGGCGCTATTCCTCGTGATTGTATTATTGTTGATACTATGCGGAATGATGGCGCTAACTGTATTGGTGTTGAAATTAAGCATGTCTCGGGTGCAAACAGCTATCTACTATTTGCTAACTATACACAGGAAGTTAGACAATTACAGGGTTTCAAATTGAACCTTGCTGTATTTGATGAACAACCACCAGATGACTTTTTCAGTGAAGTTGTTACACGTACTGCTACTACGCAGGGTAAAGTGCTCTGTTCGTTTACTCCACTAAAAGGCTTAAACGGATTGGTTAGCAAGTTCTGGAATCATGAACCAGGCTATGAATATATTCGTGTAAGTTGGGATGATGTTCCAGAGTATAGTCCCTGGGGCGAACCATTCTTGCTTATGGAAACACGCAAACAGTTAGAACGCGATTACTTACCACATGAGCGTGAGGCTCGTATTGCTGGTAAACCAGTTATGGGCAAGGGTGCTGTGTTTCAATTGGGTAACTGGCCCACATATAAAACTGGAGAATTTAATTTCAGCGCAATGCCCAACATACATAGAGTTATTGCATTGGACTTGGGACTTGTTAATGACAAAACAGTTATCAGTCTAATGTACTGGGACCCATACGAGAAGACTGCTTTCCTACATAGACAGATTGTTGTGCAAGGTGTTGAAGAAGCCGTGCCCATGCAATATATCAATCATTTGCTTCGCCCAGAGGTGTTTGGCTGTCCTATTGTTTTGCCTGCTGACGCAAGCACTGCTGGCAGATACACAATGAGCAGTGAAAGTATTCGTGAGTTATTCACGAACTACGAACTGAATGTGTTAGATAAACCTATTATGAACCCACCTGATAGTCAGGGTAGGGTAACTAACCACAAGAGTTTTGGTATAAACCAAATGAGACAGATGTTAGAAGTTGGTAGCCTAATGGTCAATGAAAACTGCACACATTTTCTCAGTGAAGCACAAAATTATTTCGTAGATGAAAAAGGCAGATTTAGTGACCCAGACGATTGTATTGATAGTGCTCGTTATGCTTTACTTGCATGTTTACAAGGCATTGCAGAACCCTGGGATAACAGAACACCTGCAGAGCGTATGCGAGCACAACGTGACCGTTATATAACTAGAGATTATAGTAATAGACCAGAATGGAAAAGAACATATGACCCAAGTAATTGATAAAAGATTTGTTTGTGCTATTGAACAAAACACAATGATTTTGTGTGAGCGACATGCACAGGCTTTTGAAGCAGCAGCTTTAACAGCAAAAACACCACATACAGTATATGAACTGGATGATGAGGATACAATTGGTGTTAAATGCCATGCTTGTGATCTTCAGGATGAGCTGACTCGTCCTCGTATTATTATACCAGAATGATTAAAGAGTTTTTTAGCGATAGCGCAGGTAATTTTAGCACAACACGTTTTTGGACGGGTGTTTGTTATGCTACCTGCACTTATGTAATCATTCATAATGTCAATACGATAGATTGGACAATGTTATTGGCCTATGCAGGTGTAGTTAGCGGTGCAGACATCGCTAAACGAGTGTTAATAAAGAGGTAAAATATGGGTAAAGGATCAGTGCCACGCCCCTTTGAAGTTCCTAGAGAACAATTTAGAGATAATTGGGATAAAATATTTGGTCGCAAAGATCCCAAAGAGGAGCCCAAAAATCCTGATAAAAAAGACGCTAAATAAGTGAATATATAAAGGACTCGCTTCCCGATGTTAGACATAAAAAATATCCCAGTTGAGAATATCAACCAGAACAAAAAACAAAATGCCACGTTCGTTAGAATGAAAAACCAAATGGACGTTAAGATGGCGTCTTATCTGCGTTATTTGGGCACAAAGAATGCTGTGAATAGAGCAAGTGATTATCACTATCTATGTTTAGCAGTTACAGATTCTACTGCCCCTGTTAATGGCATTGATTACATTCATCCAAGTGTAAAACCTGTTGTTGATTATGCAACTGCGGTTATTACTAAAGGTCTAATGCCCAACGGCGAGATTAACTTTGAATTTGTTGCTGATGGCGAGATGGATGAAGCAGCCGCAAGACAAGCAACTAACATGGTTAGCAAAGTTGTTAACCAAATGAATGATCCACACTTTATTCTAGAGCGTTGGGTCATGGATGCGGCTATGCACAAAAATGGTATGATGATGATCAAACCAGTGCGTGAGCAAATTACTCGCTATGTTGAAACAGAAGGCACACTGGACCAACTAAAAGCATTTGAAG